ACTAGGGGTTGGGGCAACTATAAAACTATCATCGTCAAATTGAGCATAGTAAAGGGGTTCTCCTTCCGTTGCTGCCGCGGGAGTATAATCTCTAATCCAGGAAACATGCTTTAATAATAAATAAGTATAATTACTGCTCGAATCTAAAACTGCTAAACTATAAGGGGATAAAAAATCAGTAGGAGTACTTAAATAAGTATTCCCATCTGTAAGTGTTCCTGTTACATTTTTACGAAAAACGGGGAGTTGTACTGCTTTTAAAATTCGTTCTTCTGCTGTTTGAATAAACGTATCTAACGTATTAGTAAACGTTGTTTCAGTATTATCTAAATAATTCTGAGTTGCTGTTTTTAAACCACTGTATGTAAATCCTGCCATTATCCTGTACTCACTGTTACATCACCTAGCTCACCTGTTCCTTCTTCCCCTTCAAATTTACTACCTATTGGATCATCTGTAAATGTCATTGAATTACTCCCTGTTGAGTCAATAACCGCTGAAGAAGGGTTGGTTGTCTTGACTAAGCCTAATTGAGACTGAGGCATAAGTACTTCTGGACGAGGTTGCCACAATGCTTCAGCATCTGCAGTTATCGAAGGAGGATCTAATTGTGGCTGTTTAGGTTCATAACATTCAATACAAACTCTATTTCCTTCCCAAGTCGTTTTTGCTGTCTTATAAGGATATGCCCAACCACAAGTATCACATATAAATTGAGCATATTTACCGCTTGCATATGCCATCATATATACTCATGTTTAGGAACAAGTCGGATAGAAGAACGATCTTCATCGTATTTTAAAGCGTTCATTAAGTCTTGCTCATATTGTTGTTTTATTATTTCCAATTTTTGCACATTCTTTTTTAAACAAAGATAATAAGCCAACCCTGAAACTAACGGAGGCATAAACCGACTAGGTATATCTACATCATTAACCGAAGCAGTAGAATCTTGAATTCTTTGCCACACATAGTAAATGAGTTTGTCGGTTGAATTCTCGGGCGTTGGATAAAGATGAATAACAGGAGTTTTCAATCGCTCTAGCCAAAATTCAGTAGGACGAGCTTTAGTTGCTTTGTTGGGGATTCCAACATATTCATTACGATCTATTCTATCAATAGCATAGTCAGTAACTATATCATTAACACTTCTCTGAATATAGGCATCTAAAATATCTACATCATAAGCGTTAATAGAATAGTCATTATCGCCTTCAGTAAGAGTTAGCTCTACTTTGCTAATCTCCCACATTTGAACACCTCTGTTTGACCAATCTGCAAACATAATATTCATAGAGCGACGAGCAGTAACCGCATCATATGAAGTGCGGGCTTCTAAACCCGCAAGTTCATATGCTTCCTCTATTGCTGTCGCAACATCTAAATTAAATGCGCGAGTACCTGACGTTGCCATTATTAACAGTGATATGCAACGAAAAAGTCACAATTTGCTAATACGACATATGCGCCTGTAGAAAACTTAACTCCATTATTAGGTAGGTAATGATCAAATGCTTCATTTGCTGCACTACCAAATTTAAATTCCATTAGGAGTTTAGTGCTACTAGCACTGGTACCGTCATATACTTTTATAGTGGCATCTGCAGCACTTGCCTGAGCTTGAACAGATTGGATCCTTATAGGTCCCAAATTTGTTGCTGTCCCTGCTCCACTACCGATAGTTCCTTGTAACTGTCCAGTAGCTGTCAAAGGTACCGATGCTTTTACATCTGATGAACTCATACGGTTCTCCTAATTATTAAGCGTCAGCAAATGGTGTTACTAAAGTTCCTGAACCAAGTAACTGTGCTGCAACATGGTATTTAGCGCTTGCCATTGCAGTAATAACTACAATACTTCCTGCTAAACCGCCCTTAGTTGTGCCGTTTTGTGTAAAGGTGTCATTAGATGCGCCAGAGATAAAAGTTTTACCTGCTGCGCTGTCATCAATACCAGTATAAGCACCGCCGACAAATTTGTCTGTACCATCAGTTGTGATGTCCATATCTGTCGCTGCTGTTACAACAACAAAAGTGAATTGTGCACCTAAATTACATAATTGGTTTGGATCTCCTTTATCCGCAGGTTCCGTAACAACGATGCTGGGAAGGGTAAACACCCCGTCTGCATCATTGCACAATAATAACCTACCCGCATGAGACGCCACCGTTATGGTCGTGTTAGCCGTTAAACTAACAACAGAGTTATAGCCTGCACTTATAAATCCAGCAAGGGATCTTACAGGTCCTGAAAAGGTTGATTTTGCCATAATTTTTTCTCCTGAAAAAATAAGTCCTACCGTCTTGGCATTGTCTGCTAGGTCAGTCTGTAGGACAAGTTAACCCTAGTTGTTTTATCATTCTATAACATTAACTCTAAAAAAGAAAGGGAGCCGAAGCTCCCTTTCATATTCACGTAAATGAATTATGCTCCTGGTGAGCCAAAAATGCCTCTCCAGTCACTCCAACCAAAGCTGTATCGTTCTCTAGCTTTGTATCTCACATTTCCAGTTTCGAAGTCACCTTCCATGTTAGTAGATACGGAAGTTCTAACGAAGTGTTTAAGTCCGTTAGGAACGTCAGTTTTGATAAAGAAAGCATCAGTATCTGTTAAATAATGATTAACAACATATCCTTCTGAAATCATTCCCATGTTTCGGATTGCGTTAATATCATTATCAGATGTACCGACACGACCTGGAGTTTCCATAAGTCTGTCCGCTACGAATTGCAACGCAGGCGGAATTATTAATTTCCTAGCCTGTGCATTAACCTTAAGATTTCTTTCATCTTTGAAAGCAGCAATATCAATTAGTGCTTGCTCCATAGATGTTTCGTTAAGGTCTGCCGCTGTAGACAACTCATTCTTCATGTCAACATTAGCAACAGTAGGATGGTCTGTAGCGCAAAGCTCTTTTCCATCACCGCCGACATACGATGAACTAAAAGCGTTGTTAAGAACGTTAGCCGCCTTAACTTGCTTTGTTTGTTGCATCGAACGCGCTAGTGCTCTTGTATATCGAGAAGAAAGCGTATCGTAGAGATTATCTTCGATTGCTTCTTCTGTCAATGCAAAAGCCAGTGCTATTGTTTCATGAGTATAACGAGCGGTCCACGATTCTTGTGCAGTATCGTAGATAACAGCAGCGCCTTCACCTTTAGTAGGTGCTTCCCCAAATCCACTTAACATTACTTCTTCCTCAAAAGCTCTTTCAGAACTTTCAGTGTCGAAGATGTCTTCGTGTTCATTGTTGTAACGTTCGTACTCTAGTCCAAAAAGAGCATGAAGTCCAGGGACAAGTTCTTTTACGAGTTGTGCTCTGTTTATAGCCATGTTATTCTCCTAATTAGACTGCGAATGTTGAAGTTGGGAACGTGAAGAGTCCTCTCGCATAAGCACCTATTGAGTTGCTTGGTTGCGATGCGAACCCGACACATAAAGCGACACCACTTGAGGTAGTTGCTGTAGCACCTTCTTTCGACCTACCAGTAGTTGAACTACCTGCAGTTGTTGAAAGAGTGTACTTATTGCCGATAAAACTTACTGCAGGAGTTCCTGCCGTAAATTGAGCTTCGTAAACGATCCCAGGATCATTATATACCAAAGCCTCAGCATCAGCGCTACCTTGAGTAGCGGTACTTGCTGTCCATACTTTTGAAAACGTAGGTGTGCCATCTGACGCCGTATAATAAACCCCGTAAAAAACACCTATAGGTGTGCTTGTCGCGCCTGCTTGATTAACGTAACCGCTTGCAAGAGTAACTACATCACCACTATAAATAGCAGTTCCGTAAGCACTAGCGATTCTCATTTTTGCAGGACGAATAACACCACCATACATGTGATATGCGGGGGTAAAACCATCAGGTTTATCTGTATTAGCCATAATTATCTCCTATTGTTAATACAAGTTATTATTAATCGTCGGAATTATTCCTACTACCAAATGCAACCTTTGAAGTCCTTTGGATATCACTATCCTTAATAGGCATTCTAGGGTCGCTTTCTCGCATATAGTTTTGATCAACTCCTTGCATTGCGTCTTTTGCTTGATTTTGGAAATAAGCATTTCGCTCTGCAGCGGTTTCAACTGGAACTTTAGCGAGAATTAATCCTCCGACACCAATTACTCCTTTGTTACTACCACTATCAATTGTTGGAGCTTCAAACTCAGGATAATCTTCTGCTCTCACAGGTTCATATCCTTCTCTAATACGTTTTGACATATTAGATTTATCATCTATTCCTCTAGTAGCTTCTCTAATCCACCTGAATTGATATCCAGGAGGAGCTTCTGGTGCGTCTAACATTGACGGGGGTTTCCAAGGC